CAAAGAAAGATTGAAAGAGGTAAAGGATAATATAAAAAACAACAAGAGAGTTCAAAGAGTTTTTCCAAACCTTAAACCTTCTAAAAAATGGAATGAAAAAAAGATATATGTAACTAGAACAAAGAATTTTAAAGATGCTACAGTTACAGCAGTTGGTATAACTACAGGTTTTACAGGTGGTAGAGCAGACATAATTGTAGGGGATGATGTTGTTAGTATGAAGAACGCATTAGTTAATCCTAAGCTACGTCTTGTAGTAAAAGAGATATGGGATAATGATGTAGAGAATTTATTAGTTCCTGATGGAAAAATAATATATATATGTACCCCTTGGCACTATAAAGATTTGTCTTCTGAAATAAAGAAAGATGAAACATTTAAAAAGATGTCATACCCTATCTCAGACGATATACTTACTATTATTCCAGAGATATGGAGTAGAAAAAAACTACTAGCAAAAAGTAAAAAGAAATTAAGTTTTGCAAGAGGTTATTTGTTGAAGCCTCTTGATGAAAAAAGTACAATAATAACCCAGGAAAATCTTGAGTGGTATGATAAAGATGATTTTGATTCATTAGTTGATGACCATAAGGATAGATTAGTATGGTATAATAGTTATGATTTAAACATTAAGAAAACAGGAAGTGGTAAAAGTAAGACTGATTTCTTTGCAGGAACAAAAGGTTGTTATGATACAAAAACTAGTACGTTGTATGTAGTTGATTCATATCATGCTAGGCTAGGTTTAACACAAAGAGTTTCTGCTATAGAGGGTGATTACAGTGCGTTAATAGAAGAAGGCTTTACTGTAGGAGGTACTTTTGTAGAGGCTGTAGCAGCACAGTATACTATGATAGAGATAATGAAAGTTTTTAGTTCTACAAAGGTAAAGATAATACCCATTAACACCAACATTCCTAAGCAAGTTAGGGTTGAAGTACTTGCAGATTTACTAGAAACAATGAATATAAAATTTAATCCAGACTTGAAAACTCCTGTTGAGAGTAGAGGAAATCTTATAACAGAGATGACTCTATTCCCTGTATATGGTAATGATGATATGGTTGATAGTCTATCACAACTTGTGTCTAAGATACATGAAATATTTTTAAGGATAAGAAACAGAAGTAAGATAAACGCAAGAATAACTAGGAGCAAAGATGAAGACAAACAAAAAGAAAGAGAAACAAAAAGGGAAAAACTCCGTAAGGCTCGTGAAATCAAGAAGCAAGAACGTTTCAAGAATTTCTTTCAATGAAAGAATGATTGAGAAAAGCTTACCAACTAGTAGAGTGTTTGAGGATTCTGAAAAGATACTACAAGATACTATTGGTTTTTATTCTCCGAGATATTGTTATGATAAGTTGTTGAAGATATACAAGTCTTCTTCTGCAATCAAGCCTAATGTAGATATATATAAAACAAACATAGAAGGGTTAGGTTTTTCTATTGTAGCCTCTATGGATTTGGATTATGAAGAAGTAGTAGAGATTGTTAGAGATGAATTAAGTTACAGGGGTGGTAAAGATGTATCAGACGAAGAATTGGACGCTCATGTTTTGTTGCTAGAGAAACAACAAAGACGAGAAAAGATTAAAGCCAAAAGAATTGCTGACTCATTAGTTGGTGATGAAAGCTTTACAGATATAAGAAAGAAAACCAGAGAAGACATGGAAGTTCTTGGTAATGGTTTCTGGCAGATGGTTAGAAATAGTTCTGGCAATCTTGAGAGATGGTATCACTACCCAGCATATAACTTAAGACTCATGCCTATGTTAGATGGGGTTGTAGAAATAAATATAAAAAAAGAACGTAGAATAGGTACGCTTAAGCTTGTTAAAGAAAAGAAAATGTTTAGAAGTTTTTATGATTTATCAAACAGAATGTATTTTAAAGAATATAGAGACCCCAGAGTTATGTCACGATTAACTGGTAAGCTATATAAGAATAACAAAGCGTTTTTAAAAGCTATAAAGAATAGTGAGTTACCTAAGAATGATAAGCCTGCTTCTGAATTAAAACATTTTGCAGAATATTTTCCAGATAACAATCCTAATGGTATGCCACGTTTCTTGTTTGCATTACCACAGGTGTTAGGGAAAAGAGCTAGTGCTGAAGTTAATAAAGAGTTTTTTGAAAACAAAGTATTGCCTGCGTTAGCTATACTTGTAAACAATGGTGAGTTGTCAGAGGATTCTATAGAAAGAATTGAAGAATACTTGGAAGAAAAAATTAAAGGTATAGATAATTATCATGCTGCATTAATCCTTGAGGCTACCCCTAGTGCTGGTACTTTACTAGACAATACTCCAAAGGCTACATTAGATATTAAACAAATACAACAGCCGAAAGACGCACAGTTTAGAGGGTATGAAGATGATTGCTCTAAGACTGTTGATTCTATATATAGAACACCTATGTTGTTAAAGGGTGGGGTGGAAAAAATAACTAGAGATACGGCTGAAACAATTATTAGATATGTAGAAGACCAAGTGTTTTCTCCAGAAAGAGAGACAAGAGATTTCTTTATCAATAGTGTTTTGAAAAATGAATTTGCAGTTTCTTTAGCTAAGTTTGTAACAAATTCTTCTATCACTAAGGACAGTAAAAAAATAAGCGATATGTTAGCAACTCTTGTTGACTCTTCGATTATACTTCCTAGTGAAGCTAGAAAAATTGCAACTGATATATTTAATAAACCATTTAAAACTTTAGATGATAAAGCTTGGACCAGAATACCACCAAAAATGATACAATATTTAATTAATTATCAGAAGAATCAGACAGCAACGTTGGACGATATAGATAAAACATTAGAAAATGTTGATGGTGATTTTGAGGAAAGAAAAATAGATGAATAATATAGACGTTGTGTTTAACAATAAGGTAAACAAAAAACTAGAGATTGATTTTAAATTGCTACAAATGATTATACTGTATCATTCTCTAGTACCACATAACAATAAGAAGTTTTCAACTGTAGTAAGAGAATTGTTTTCTGAAGGGTATTCAATGTTAGAAGAGTTGGAAACTATTCCTTGTATACCAGTATTGTACCAAGAGTACATATCTCAAAACAAATATCCGTTAACAGTTAAGATTGAAAAAGTTATATATGAATCTATACTATATAAGTCTAAGACAAGAGGATTTAATATGTATAAGTTCTCTTATGTTATTTATGTAGCAATTTATATAGCTACAATGACTAGATTAAAGAAAGAATTTGGTAGTTATTTTATGAAATTTTATGAATATTTTTAATGGAGGAAGACATGAAGTATTTAGGTGTATGGGAAAAATATACTAACCATGTTACAGAAGGGATAAAAGATAATGTTGATGAGCCAGCAGTATATAAGTCTTTTATAAAAAACTTCTCAAAGATTACAAAAGATTATGTTGAATCATTTAACAACAGCGAAGATATAGTAGCGTTTGGTGAGTCAATGCTTTCGTTTGCACCAGCAGATGACGCTATACAGTCTGATTTGTTTTTAGATTTTGCTGACTTCTACATGAAGACATTGGAGGGTAGTATAAATTATACTGTAGCAAGAGATGAGTACATGCAGATAGTTAAGCAAACTACTTTTGCTACATTTGATTATTTAAGTTGGTTTGAATTTGAAGCTTCCTTTAGTGAGGAGAGTTCTTATGTTCCTTTGGAAAGTAATCATCTATTTGACTATCTTGAAGAGCTAAGTTTTAAAGTTAAATCAGCAAATATTGCTGGTAAAACATTTTTATTTATAAACAAATATAAGCTTAGATATGTTAAAGAGGCTGACGGTTATGTGATAACACCTGACCAAAATACTATAAGATTTCTAAAGACAAAAGAATATGATGCTAAAGATATGAAGTTCTTTAAAAAAGATAAAGATAAAACGAAATACTCTTTTAAAACCAAGAGTAAAAGCAATGAGGATAACGTGAATGGAGATGGTTGCCTTGTAGTGAAAAATAATAATCATTATGAAATGATTATTTCTGAAAAAGAAAGTGTGAACAATCTCAATTTAAAGTTTACTCACGAGCCGTTTGACGAGATTAAACTGTTTGGCAAGGCGATTGCATTCAAGGGAGAGATTGTTGCAAAAAAGGCTATCAGCGTTGGAAAAAAGCACACACTCAAGGTTGTGTCAAATGACGGTGCGAATGCAGTTCTGAAAATTAAAGATGAATTATTTTCGTTGACGAAAGAAGAGAATGATATTTTTGTTTTAACAAAATATGATAGTGCGAATGATAAGGTTAAGATAGTTAATAAAGCTATCCAAGTTGAGAAGAGATTAGTGTATGGTATAGTGTCAGAGCCGAATGTAATTGACGCTCAAGACGACATAATGGACGTTAACACTATAGAGAAAGCAGCTCACATGTGGTTGTCTAACTTTGGTGAGATAGGCTTTATGCACTATAATCTTGTTAACAAAAAGTCTATAGAAGTTGTAGAAAGCTTTATAGCTCCTATAGATTTTAAGTATGAAGGTAGTGACGAAGTGGTTACAAAAGGTAGCTGGGTTCTTGTGATAAAAGTTAATGATGAAAATTATTGGAACATGATAAAGACTGGTGCTATTAGAGGTTTTTCTATAGGTGCTACAGGTAAATCAACCGAAGTTAAATAAGGAGATGGCTATGCCAAAAGAAAAAATAGAAAAGACGCACAAGTTGACTGACTTGTTGGTTGGTGAAGTATCTATTGTAGATGACCCAGCTAACTTGAGAGAATTTGTGTTGCTTAAAAACAAAGACAAACTTGATAATGCTTTGAGTTTAATTGAAGGTGAGATTAAGAATGATGAAATAAAAAGATTGTTTAGAACAGTTGTTCAATTTAAAAAAACCGAAGATGGAGGAAAGAGTATGACTTTAAAAGACAAATTAAGAGGACTATTAGTGGAAGCTGATATTTCTGAAGTTGATATAGAAGAGTTGTTGAAAGCAACTGACTCTATATTAGACAAACCTAAAGAAGAAAAACCTGCTGAAAAAGTTGAAGAAGTTAAGGAAGTTGTAGCAGAAGAAAGCAAAGCTATGAGTATGTTTTCAGAGATGTTAAGCTCTATGAAATCATTGACTAGTAAAGTTGAGTCTATTGAAGGTAGAATTAATGACGAAGATAAGTTAAAAGAAAAAGCAAACAAGATTGACAAAGAAGAAATTGCTGACTGTTGAGCCTGTTGTTTCTGGTGAAACTGTTGAGAAAAGTGTAGTTGATAAAGAAGAAGACAAAGAAGTTACAATGAAAGAATATAGTAGCGTTAAAGATATTAATTTGATTAGAAAAAACAGGAGGACAGAATGGGAAAAGTAAGAACATCTCAACTTGAAACACCACAAAGCTTTAAGGATATGGATAAGTTA